TTTGCTATTTTATTGTTTTTTCCCTAAAAAGTAAAGTTGTAAATAGAAAAAGGATGAAGATAGATTAAATCTTCATCCTTAAAGTTTTTTATTATTTTTTACCAACACTCATTACATACACGATTATATTTATAAAAAACTCGTATATACGTATATTTAGTGTTGGTTTAATTAGTTTGGGTTAGGAATATCCTCTGGGAAAGCTTCTGCAACTACAGATGCATTCAAAGCAATATTTTTATAATTACCAGTGAATAAATTATGTACAACTAATGCATCGTCTTTGTATAATCGGTTCAATAATTGTTGAGCTTTACTTCTACGAATTCGGAACCCGCTTTCGTAAGTATCAAATATAGTTTTGATTTGATTCCACATTGATTTCAAAGATTCTAAACTAGCACCTTTGGTTACAATAGTAGAAGGAATATAAGCAAGACCACCGTTAGAATCTAAAATTCCTTTAAATACATCGGTATAAAAATAAGCAACGATCAAGAAGTATTTTAACTCTGGATAAATTTTTGCTTGTTCTTTGAGTGTTTTTACTCTTTCTTCTTTTGATAAAGGAGCAGAACATAAATCAAGCAATTCACTAATATCCAAATCTTTTCTTAATCTAGGTGGTTGTGGTCTTGGATAACTTTGTTGATTTTGATTTCTTTGGTTCATCTATTTTCCTTTTTGGAAATGAATAGTGCATAAGCATTATAGCCGCGCTATCACACAAATCGTCTGTTGGTTTTGAGTATTCTTTAACACCCATTATGTCATGAATTTTAACATTAAAAAAACGATTAAATTCATCTATCATATCTTCCTTTTTAGCTCTACCACCACCTGTAAATTGTCGTTTTACTTCGGTTGGCGCAGGTACTATAAAAGGAATAGATGCTAAATCAAGATATTGCTTTAACAAACCGCCGTTTTCTGCAATGTTAAATACAAGTCCAGCAGAAGCCCCAAAGCTATATCCCTCAATACAAACTTCTTCTACTTTATTTTCAGATAAGATATCGGTTGCCCATTTACATACGTTACGATACCGTTCATATTCAGTTTTATAGTCAGGAAATCGAGAAACAATAATGTTTCCATAGTTACCTGCTAGTTTTAAATTTATTCGGTTTGCATTGTATAGCTTTAAATTTTCAAACTTTAATTCTTTATTTGTATCGTAAATGCATATTGCAGGAGAGACGTATGAATAATCTATACCAGCAATTATCATACAACCTCTAATACATCAGCACCACAAAAAGGACACTTACATGGTAAATCTTGTTCGTCTTGATCTACCAATACAATTACCCTTTTGCTGCATGTATCATCTGTACACTTTAATTCGTATTTTAATAGTGCCATTTTATGCAAATACAATCTTTTTAGGTTCAGGGATATACAAAGTTTTTTCTACTTGCTCTGCGATTTCTTGTTTTTTCTTTTCCATTAATTCCATACCGAAAATAATTATGTTTTCATCTTTCTTAACATAAGCATCCGCACCAAGAACAATAGAAGAAGTATCTGCGTCTACAGCAAACGGGCCATCATTTCTCATTTTGGGAAATTCCCTCATGATAGCATCCATATAGAACACAAGAGTTGGTGCATCTGCATTCACATGAATAAGAAATGCTTCTTCATGTTCTGTGAATTTAATTAAAAACGAGGGAAATGGGCCATACACAAGTAAAAAGGTTCCTTTATCTTCTGCTGACAATTCAATCGAAGGGTCAATTGAATGTAGTAATGTTTTTAATCGTTCAAATTTTTTATGCATTGTTAAGTTCCGTTTTGTTATACATATACCTTACTTAGTTGAAGTAAATAAGGTATATGTTACGTTTTAAATTATTGGCAAGATTCGCACTCTTTACTCCCCTGAACCCCAGACATTGTTGTAATGTAGTAGAGTCCTAAAATGGAAGGGTCATTAAATGCTAATTTATGAATATGTGCAATCCATGCAGGGTCTTCATCCGCAGCAAAAAATGTATTCAAACTCTGCCATTGGCAAATATAAGGAGCACGACCTGATGCCAACCGTAAAACTACTTCTTGGTTAATCTCAAAAGCGGTTTTAAACACTTTCTTTTGGTCATCGGTAAGCCAAGTAACATGCTGAACTGAACCCATTTTATCCAAAATATCTTTGATTACACGTTTATTATTAACGTTTTTCTCTTTCATTATTTCAAGTAAAATTGGATTAATTCGACTTACTTCACCACCTGCTGTAGTTTGATTATAAACCATTGCTGGATCGGGATTAATACCTTCGCTCACACCACCCATTAATAAAGCTGTACTCTTTGTAGGTGCGATTGCGATACGATGTGTATTACGAACCCCAAATCCTACACACAAATCAGGCTCACCTAATTCTTTAGCTAACCATTGAGAAGCAACCAAAGACTGATCATGAATATGTTTTGCAATTTGTTTGTTCAGGAAAAATGCTTGCATTTCTTCAAAAGGATAACCTTTTTTCTGGAGAAGAGTATGAAATCCACATTGACCCAAACCTAATGCTCTACTACGTTCAGTGAAACGAACTGCCTTTTCAAGTCCTTTAATATGTTTAGCTTTTTGAATAAATTCTTCTGCTATACAATCTAAGAAAATAGTTGCCCAATAAACCGCATCTGTATCTTTCCATTCGTCCCATAAAGCAACATTCATAGAAGACAAAATACAAGTAAATGTATGGTCATCGTCTGAAAACAACGTTATTTCATCGCATAAATTGGAAGCATTTACATAAAGACCATGCTTTTTATACATTTCTGGTCGTTTTTCGTTTATCTTATCAACAAAACAGAAATAACCTTTTCCTGTGACCATTTTCATTTTCATGGTACGTTGAAATCTACGAATAGCTTCTTGGTCTTTATTGTTTAATCTTTTAATAAATTCGTCTGTAATGACCCAACCAACGTTAGCGTCATCGGGTTCAGACATAATAAAATCAACTAATTCATCGAAATCACCATGATCGATAGGCAAATAACCTGCCCAAGAGCCTCTACGAGCAGTTCCTTGGCATACGTCTCTCATACATTGAATGTACATTTTAAAGACTGGTAAAACGCCTGTTGCATTACCACCTACCGATATCTCACTTCCACGTGGTCTAATATCACCTAGATACCCAGAAGTACCAAAACCATATTTTGTAAGTAAAGAAGTTTCTAGCAAAATATTATAAAAATCATAGATAGAATCGCCTATCTTAGAACCAGAACAAGCGACAGGAAGACCTCTATCAGTGCCAGTATTTGCTAAAACTGGTGTCGAAGGTGATAGCCATCCTTTCCATAATAATTCAAAAAATTTAGTTTTTGCTTCTTCTTCTTTACCAATTTTACGTAAATGTTTCGCTGCTGTATTGGCAATACGCTCAAATTGTTCTTTTACATTTGCTGCTTTGTATAAATATTTATCTTCAAAAAGCTGAAGTCCTGCTGTTGTGTACCAGAGGGGAACAGTTCCCTCTGCTTGCATTTTTTTACGTTTTTCAGAAAGTAGTTCGTATAAATTAGTGCTCATTTATTTTGTTTTCTTCTTATTTTTGATTATAATCTTCCCAAACGAAATCAGTTTCCGTCCAGTTTCTATGATATGAGTTACCTACACCACTGAATGTATCATTCAAAGTAAAGCCATTAATTGAGTCATAAAACCATGCACCAATTGGGTTATATGTAACGGTAAAAATTGGTTTATAACCTAATTGAGATAAACAATGATTAATACGAGATTCAACAAATCGTTTCATTTGAATGGAAGTAATACCTTCAATGTTACCACCACCAAATGTAAGATCGACCACATGACACTCATGTTCATATAATTTATATGCACATTCAATTACCTTTTTCTCTAACTCCGCTGCTTTTTCTTCACTTAAATTACTTTCCAATTTAAGTGTTCTAAAAACCCATGCTCCTGCATCTGAATGTAGTGCTTCATCTTTCAACGAAAAATTAATACCACGAACCACATTTAGTAATTTATTTTTACCTTGAGATTGAAAATGTTTTAAAAACGCAAATGCAGAATACAAAACTGCACCTTCAATCATAGAAAATGCTGCAATTGACCACAATTCGTCTTCTGCATCCATCATGTCACCGATAAACGCCATTCTGTCTTTTAGAATAGGGTCATGTTCGTATGAGTGATAAAAATCATCTGTGTCTAAATGTAAAAGTTCATTAATTTTTGAATAAAATGGTTTATGAATAGCTAATTCAAATGCACAGAAAACAGAAGCCATGCGCTGTAGCTCCGTTCGTGTGAATGTATCCTTAAATCTACCTCCCCAGTATTCAGACCCTGCCTTTAATTCATAAAGCGTAAATAATTTCAATGTGGTAATGACACCATGTTTTTCTGCTGGAGTCATATTTACTAAGATGTCTTGAATATCCTTTTCTACCTTAATTTCTTCTGGTAGCCAAAAAATACTAAGTTGTTTATTGGCAAATTCAATTGCCTGTGGATATGCTACTTGTAAGCTATTTGTCTTTGCTAAAATTGAAGGTATTGTTTTTAATTCCATATTTCCTTTTATGATACGATTTTAATTCGGTACATCTGTTATTTTATTTAGTGCATTTAAGTGACTAATTATAACAGATGTGTCGCATAAATACAACACTTTATTCAACTAAATAGAGTTATATAAACCAACGGACTAAACTAATGCAACTACCATTAATTCCCAAAAAATACTTCGATGTTAAATCGAAATTTATTCCCAACGGAAAAATAACAATGTCACCTTTTACAACAGGTTTAGAATCAATTTTGCTTCAGGTAAAAGATTCCACCGATGAAAAAGAAAAAATCGCTGCATTAAAACAGATTATCGAGTCATGCTCCAAAAACCCAATAGACGCAGGTAAATTACCTATTTTTGTTGTTGAAGAATTATTTATTAGATTAGTTCAAAATTCGATTAGTGAATTAGTTGACCTTGCTTATATTTGTAACAATCAAACTACTAAAGATGGGAAAGAAGTAGACTGCGGCAATAAACTTCCACTTCAAATTGATTTACGTAATTTTGTTATCAAAGAAAAAGAAGGACATACCGATACAGTGTTAATTGACAATGATATTGGGATAAAATTTAAATATCCTACTATTGATATGGCAGAAAATGACGATAAAAATTTATCAGAAATCATTAAATGCATTGAATTAGTATTTAATGGAGATGAAGTCACCAATGTTGAAGAAGTTACCTCGGAAGAATTAGTTGGTTTTTGGAAACAACTAACGCTTAAACAAAAGAAAGATGTGTATGATAAATTTTATGATACCATTCCACATATGTACTATAAAACAAATTTAAAATGTGATAAATGTGGTTATAACCATAATGTTGAATTTAAATCGACCATTGATCTTTTTCAGTAATTATTGGAGGGAGCCTGATTGATAAGCTTGAAATCATGCATGTTCTTGTCAGGGATCATAATTTATCGTTAGACGTAATACTTGACATGACTCCTTGGCAACTTGATATTAAATTAATTCAAATCCAACGAGACTTAGATGAAAAAGCAGAACGCCTAAGAAAAAGGAATATGTCTCCTTTTTGATGATTCCATATTATGTAATGAAAAAGGACTCCTATATGGAGTCCTTTTGTTTTATTTGACGGTTAAATTTTTAAATGTAATAGGCAATTTATCGTGTTTATACATTTCTACCCGTTCAAAACCATGTTTTAATGTATGGTTTGGGGCATCTTCCCATGATAAGTCATCCATAAAATCAAATAAAAACGCAGAATTTTTCTCGATATGCAATCGTAAAATACGACCTAGAGATTGCAAAACTCGAACAATTGATTTTGAAGGGTGTGGAAAAACTAAATTGCGTAATCGTTTAATTGAAAGTCCAGTAGACACACAACCAAATGTACCTAATACAATAAC